CGCCTTAGTAGCCGACACCGATTTAATTACGTTGCTTGGTGGCGTGAAAGTGTACGACCAAACAGCGCCGCAAGATGCCGTGATGCCGTATGTAGTATTAGGCCGATGCGCGTTAAGCGAAAACGATTTTGATCAAGGCAGCGCCTTTGAATGCGTGTTAGATATTCACGCATGGAGTACACAGCGCAGCCGCATTGAGGCGAATAACATTATGGAGCGCGTGCGTGATGTATTGCACCGCAGTAACACACTAACTATTTCAGGCTACGGCGTATCGGGCGTGCAGGAAACTTTCTCGGAAGTGATGATAGACCCCGACAATATAACGCGCCACGGCGTACAAAGTTTTCAGATATTTTTCGAGCCTTTAGGCTCATAACTAGCAGAAGGGTAACATTATGAGCGTTGGAATCGGCATTATCGGTCGTCAGGTTGTTGTAACAATCGGCGGCCAGTCATTTCTTGGCACACAAACGAAAGGCTTATCAGTAACAAATGAAGGTCTTGAAACCACTGATGACAACTCAAGTGGCAATCAAGAGTTTCTAGCGTTGCCGGGCTTGAAATCGGTAGAGTTGAGCATTTCAGGGCAGGTTAAAAACCTTGAAGGTTTACGCGCAGCACTAGCAACAGGCTCGCAAATTTACGCTGGCACAGTTACGTATCCAGATGGCTCTGCGGTTGGCGCTGATTTCTTTATGGGTTCGTTCACTGACACGGGTGAGTACAACGGTTTATACACCTTTGACATTACCTTGTCATCTAGCGGCGCAGTAACATTCACAGCGGGAACAGGTAGCTAATAATGGCAATTCGTAAAGAGCTTGCAATAAACTGGAACGGCAAAGAGTACAAGTGTTTGATCACTATGCAGGTAATTGACCGCATCGAAGATGAGTTAAACCTCATTTTGATGATGGAGCAAACCCGCAAAAAAGATGTACGCTTTGCCAAAGTGGCGCGGCTTTTTGCAATTTTACTGAACGAAGCAGGCGCTGACGTATCCACCGATGATGTTTATCAGGGTATGTTCGGCGGCGGCTTTGATCTGAATGATGTAGTTACACTGTTATCGCAAGTGTTCAGCGTAATCTTTCCAGACCCAGTAAAAAAGCCTACTCCCACGGCTACGAAAAGAAGCTCGACCGCTACCCGTGGGAAGAAGTCTACGAAGTAGCGGTAGGCATGTTGGAGCTTGCGCCTAGTGAGTATTGGCGCATGACCCCAACGGAAGTAAACCGTTATATTGAAGCGCGGCGACCCAAGCAGCGGTTCGGTAATATTGGCGAGCGTGAAGCCGACAGCATGGCCGAAGCACGTGAGCGCTTGCTAGCAAATGGGGTTGAAATTTTATGAGCCAAGTGGGCGCATTATCTATTGCCATTACAGCCGATGGCTCGCAAGCTACACGCGAGCTAGGTCACGTTGATGGCGCTGTCAATAAATCATCTTCGAACATAACCAAGTCTATGAAGTCATGGGCGAAGTGGGGTGCAGCAGCAGCAGCCGCAGCGACAGCCGCAGCCGTTGCCCTTACGAAAATGGCGATGACTTCGGTTGATGAGTTAGCAAAAACCTCTCGCTCTATTGATGGCACGATTGATGGCTTGCGTGGCTTGCGTATTGCCGCAGGTGATGCAGGTATTAGCGCAGGTGAGCTTGACAGCTCAATGCAGATACTCAATCAGCGCCTCGGTGAAGCGATGCGTGGCACAGGTGCAGCGGCGGAATCGTTCGAGCGCTTAGGGTTAAACGCGCAAGACTTATCCGAAATGGATGTAGATCAGCGCATGGCCGCTATTGCCGACCGTATGCAGGCTATGGGGTTATCTACGGCGCAGGCAGGTGACGAGTTACGCCAGATGGGTATTCGTAACCGCGAAATGGTGCTATTGATGACCCAGGGCGGCGATGCGATACGCGATGCACGCGGGGAAGTTGACCGATTAGGCTTGTCATTATCCGAGGTTGACGCTGCGAAAGTAGAGCAGGCCAACGATGCCATGAGCCGCATAGGCATGATGCTCGGAAGTCTATTCGAGAATCTAGCCGTACAATTCGCACCACTACTCACCGCAATAGCCGAGCACTTCACAAACCTTGCAGCCGATGCAGGCGGCTTTGGTAATATCGCCACCAAAGTATTCGATGCCGTAGTAAAAGCGGCGGGTGTTTTCGTTGACGCGCTTGCGATTGTAAGCCGAGCATTCGTTACCTTGCGCGAAACCGTTAGAGCAGCAGGGAATGCCATAGTTACCATATTTGCCCGCGTGGGCGAAGTGGTTACAGGTGCGTTCGATAAGATTGTATCGTTCGTTATCAGTGGCGTGAATACTATTATTCGGCAGCTTAACAAAATCCCGAAAGTTAACATTGACGAAATCGCAGACCCTCAATTAGCAGCACAAGCCAATCAGCTATTTAAAGACGTAGGCGAAGCCGCTACGGGCGCGATGGCCGATTCATGGGATACCGTAAAGGAAACGTGGGATAAGCCATTCCCGAGCGTTGCACTAAAGGAATTCGTAGAGAACGCACAGGAAGCAGGGCAAGCAGCAGCGGAAGCGATGGTAGAGGCGCAGAATAACGCAACCGAAAGCATGGAAGATGGCTCGCCTATGTTCCGCTTCACCGAGGAAGAAAACCAGAAGTTTATCGATTCACTGATGAAGCGCTTTGCTACGGAATCGGAATTATACGAGCAGCAGTTTGCCGATGAATTAGATCAGCTACGCGAAGCCCGGGAAATGGAATTACTCACCGAGGAAGAATACCTACACCGCCGAGAGCAGCTTGCAGGTGAACACGCCGACCGCATGGCAGATATTCAAGAGCAAGAGCGCAGAGCTAGAGTTGGCATTATGAAAGGTATGATGGACAACCTTTCTAACCTAATGAACACAGGCAGCCGCAAGATGTTTGAAATAGGCAAGGCGGCAGCGATTGCCAGTGCGCTTATTTCAGGCAAGGAAGCGGTCGTTTCAAGCTATGCAGCAGGTGCGAAGATAGGTGGCCCTCCAGTAGGTGCAGCGTTTGCAGCAACCGCAGCGGCTTCTACGGCGGCACAGATTAGCCAAATCCGTTCAAGCTCGTTCAGTAATGGCGCAAGCGCTAACACGGCTACTTTCTCTGGTGGCGTGGGCGCAGTACGTACCACGCAAGCAGGTGGCGGGCAGCCTAGTCAGCGCGTAGATATTCAGATTGCGGGTTCAGGTTCTACGTTTAGTGCAGATCAAGTTCGCGCCTTAATCGGGCAGATTAACGAGCAAGTGGGCGATGGTGTAAACCTAGCCTTTAGCGGTTAATTGCGCTATTCTAATATAACATTTGATATAGGGGTTTTATAATGGCAGCACCAACGCCGAAAGCACCGGGAACAATAGCGCCACCATCGGTAAAAGCGCCCGTAGCGCCCGCTGACGTTGGCGCACCTAATACCGTAGCGGTTGCAGCATCGGGTGAGCTTGCAGCGCCTAGAGAGCTAACAGCAGGCGCACAAGGCGCATTATCAGCACCGAATGTAGTTGCTGGTGAAGCAGCGGGCGCATTATCAGCGCCGAACGCGAAATCAGCCGTTGCAGCAGGTTCATTAAATGCACCGAACGTGGTTAGCGGACAGGCAGCCGGAACGCTCGCAGCGCCGATTGACGTGCAGCGATTACCCGAGGGTGATTTAATTCAGCGCGGCTTTATCTTTAACTACCTTACACAAGATTATTTTATATTCAGCGCAGCGGCTTTATACGATCAGCAGGCAGCAGGTGAATTAGTAGCGCCTATTGCCCGAACGCCGTTACCGCCTAGCACAATTCCCCCGGTGGAGGTTTAATCATGTCATTCAAACGAGTACCTTTTTTAGAGGCGCATAACGCATCAACCTTTACCTCGGCGCGTTGGAATTTCCAGAACGTTCCGGACGGTTTCGGTGGTTCGACTGTGCAGCTAGTAGAAATTCCACCCGGCCAGCCACGCGACAAGACCGTTAACCCAGCAACAGGCGAAGCGGAGGGGATTTTGATTGAGGAGGAGCGGACGAATCGTGAGCAATGGTTTTTTACTTTGCAAGGTCACGCTTCAATCGGCTGCACACTAGGGGCAAGCTCTGTTCCTTTCGCTCTTAATCAAAGCTTCCGTGAGTTGGTTGCTACTGATGTAAGACCTTTAATCCTGAAGGATTACTCGTATGCTGAATCAGGAA